CTTGAACAACACTGGGAGCTGTAATAATATCGGGAAATCCGATAGGTCGTTGAGTAATGTCTTTAAAAGGATCAAGGGCAACATCTAACCATTGACGACCACCGTCGGTGATCCCCAATCGATCGCATGTCTGCTTGATACGTGCTTCAGCTTTAGCTGCTTTATCCATGAGTCAGAATTAATTTAGTCTTTATTAATAGTCGTGAGTTTCTATCTGACCCAGCATGGTTCCTTTATCAATGATGAACCACCATTAATACACCTGGTTGAGTGTAGAAAGGTGTGCTATACCCATGTTTAACGAATGATATATTGTTATTGTATTGTTCTACATTCATGGTATATTCTAAATCATTCACCTGCCAAACTTCAGGATAAGGCAAATTCAATTCTAAAGGTTGAAGAGTATCCAAAGAGTCTAAATATTGTTCTATTTGTAACTGAACTTCTATTGGAATACCATACATTTCATCAACTAACATTCTCGTATTTTCGTGTATTACTACATTATACACACTATTCGGGTCCTTATCATTAACTGTCTCATAATATGTGTTCATTTCTAAAGCTTGCTCGTATTCGTAACTGCTAAGCGAGTGAGTTAAGTTAAATTTAAGGTCGAATTTCACATTCTTTGTTACTCGTAAACCATACAAAGCTAAACTACGGAGTATCGGGCACCCAGGGTACCCATGCAACATAGATAAACTTTTCGATTTCAGCAACTGCAACATAGTTTCCTGGCCAGCATTAACATACTTAGTATCGGTCCAACCAAAACGCACGGACGCCTCACAGGGATTAGTCACATTGTGTAATGCAATTGGATCAAATACGTTTCCGCAAAAGGAAGCCGTGTTTATCGATTTAGGTATTTCTATTTTTATGTTTGCTCCTAAATCTCTATATTGTTGTTCTGTTGGTAACACTGTACATTTTACAATACCATCATCTCCTTCAAACTGTCCCATTATATCTTCAATTTTATTTCCTGCTTCAACAAGCACGAACATGGTGATCAGTAAATTCATGAGTCCATTTCCACACGAAGTGTTCATTTCCCCACTCATACGTTTAGCTTGCACCCTGCAAGTAAACTTTTTGAATTTGATGACATTAACAGCCATCAATTTATCAATTAATGACGTAATCTTTGATTTTTGAG